GAACAGTTCTAGCAAAACGTATATCTTCAGCTGCCAATGTAGCTTTACCGCTTAGACTTTCATCGTAACCTAAAAATGCTTTGGGGATCTTAAGCGCTGCCATCATTTTGTTACGAAGATATTCAAGATCATCAGTACCTGTCCATTCTAGACCAGACAAGTTTTCGATACTTGTACCACTATCACTACCACGAACTGGCAAGAAAAAGTCTTCTACCATGTTCTGCAAATTGAATCTTAAATTGTAGTCGCCTGTTTGTTGATCCAAATATGGTACTTTTTTCATTTGATCCATAATGCGTTGCATATGGTTATCAACTTCATTTGGAGGAATATTACCGATGTCAACCTTGAAAATACGTTTTTCAGGAGCACGCATAATACGATGAATTAACATTGCGTCTTCCATCAAACTCAATTGTTTCCATACGCGACGAGCACCTTCTAAAGAACTTTTTCCGTATGGCAAAAAGTTACTATCACTCAACAAACGAAAATGTGCAATTTGATAATTTTCCAGATCTTCTAGTTTATTACCATATGGAAGGTTGACTTGGAACTTAACGAAATTCTTATTTGATAAATGTGCGTTTTCTACACGGGTTACATAATAAGTGCTCAATGGTTCTACCAAATAAACACCATATTCAGGGCTAATATGTAAACGTAAATAAAAATCTCCGTATTTGACCATACAACGAGTCCAACTCCAAAGATTGAATTCGATGTTTAAAATGTCATAAAACAAATTGTGTAGAATTTGCTTGATTTCATCGTTGGATGATTTAATATGAATTACTTCACCCATTTCATTTCTAGTTGTACATTCATCTGCATAGATATCCAATGCAGATGCTAGAATTGGATCCATATCCATTGTATCATAATCACGAAATAGTTCTACACGGCTACTTTGATATGATAAATTGAAATCTCTTGTGTATTGATTATATGAAGTGGTGCGTAATCTATTAAAACGATCTCTTAAACTATTACGATCTGTAGCATACTGAATTTCGTCAGTATCAATTACTTTTAATTTTTTACCACCGATATTACGAACAATTACATCATTTGAAAACAAACGTTTCAAACGTGCAAATAATGAACGATTGCGTAATTCTTGAAAAGATTTATCTGCCATATTATTCTAGTATATAAGTATTTACAACAACCAAGTTAAACTTTCTTTTTTGTCATTTACAGTAAATTCCATCGTCTTTTGATGATCAGGTACAGTGCTTACTTGTTTTGGCACTGTTATTTGACTTGTTACTTTTGATATTTTAGAAACCATTGCTTTATTATAAGCTATTTGTTCGTTTCTAAGTTTTAAAGCTGTTTCACGAATCCACAATCCAATGCCTAGTGACATAACTAAATCATCATTATATCCCTTCATAGCCTCAGCTTTAGCTCCATTCCATATAAACACATTCAATTCCTCATAAAGTCTTTTAGACTTGATTATAACACCTTTTTCTCTAAAAAAGTTTTCTAGTTTACTAATGATTAATGGTCTATTTTTACTAGTGGTTGTAAATCCGGCCACTAATTTTTTGTCCGCCGAATTTAATTTATTAGTATATGTTTTTTCCACATCTATAACAGTTAAATCAGCTGCACTATAAAATGTATTCTGATAATCTCTATCTATAATTTGTTGAAGTGTAGCCCAACCCACGTTATTGTTTTCCACGACTAATAACGCATTATTATATTCAGTTGCAACACTTACCAACAAGTTTCCATAATCCTTGGTAGTTAATTGTCCTTTATATTCCGCAACTTGTTCCAATGTTTCTATGTCAAAGATATGAAATGCGCTATAATCTGCTCCATCTCCTCTCGCACAGTCAGCCGTCAATATATAATTTTTACTATAATTGGGATAATCCCATATCCAAAAATCTTGATTATTACCACGTTTTTCAATTGGATCTTTAATATAAGTTTGTTTATAAAACTCTAAAATATCAACACTCACAACTTGATTACCAGATGTACTAAAATCACAATTATGTGAAACAATTCCGTCTACATTAAAAACATTACCGCCGGAGACGTTTACTATATCATATAAATCAATGAGATTTTCGAATTTTTCTATCGTTATGACAACTACATCTACACCATTTGCTCCCGATATTTTTGATCCGATTTTGATATCGTGAGATCGCAGTTCTGAATTTTTATATATAAAAGGATGATTGTCCGAACATTTTATTATTTTGCCATTACTCAATAATATTTTATAGTAACAATCCTTTTTTATTTTTCTGATTCCAAAAAAATCTTGGTAACCTGTTGGAGTCAAAATTTGAAACTTAGTATTTAGTTTAACATTTGAATCGATCATATGTCTATTGTAAATAGTTTACACCCTAACAAATTTTTAATTTCAGTTTCTCTTTGGAAATCTCTTTGTTTCAATTTACCATTTTTATAGTGTCGTTTTTCGTATATTTCTAACACAACATTATTTTTCTCATCATATGCATCTAGAAAATAACCAAGTTCTTTAAGAAAAACTTCGCCACCATTTTCAGCGTGTCTAAATGTATATCCGTGTGTATTACCAAATTCCTCAATTAGTTGTATTGATTTTTTGTTATAACGAGGTATAATTTGACCTTTTATTTCCGATAAATACTTTAATGTGGATACTCTCATTTTTTGTTTTGTTTCTGGAGTATGTAGTTTACCAATTTGAGTTTTATGATATTCCGGACATCTACGACAATATTTTGTCCATGTTATTTTTTTCCCACATTGACATTTTAATTTTGTCAAATCATAATTATGTTCAACAATAAAACGAATCCGATAAGAAAAATTATACCGTCCCTTGTAACTTTGTTGTTGTTTAAATGCATTTTCTAGAATACTCGTATGAAAAAGAATTGATTTATATAGTTTTGGGTTTTGTTTTATCAGAGTTCTATTCTTAGCACGACCAAATAAAAATTTATAATAATTTTCATTTAACAATTCGGATTTGGTTTCTTCGCGCGAATATAAATCAGTTTCACAACTTAATTGTTTCTTGATTTTATCCCAACCGACCGCTACATAATTTTTAGGTACACACATATGGGTTGCAATCACATTCTTGTATAATACATATAATTACAATTCTCCGGAATACAATTTTTCTAAAGAAATATCAAATTCTTTTCCTGATGTTTTATCTCTGACTCTAATCGTAGACTCTCCCCATAGACAATCACATTCTTGCGCTGCACCTTTTACACCTGACAATTCTGTTTGTTTATCTCTCCAAGCTTGATCTCTTTCTGGATGTAGATGCCATGGTAATCGTATTGTTTTAAAGTTGTTCTTACCTTCTTCAGCTTCTACCCACGTTTTATGGAAGAAATTACCAACACCATTTGGTGTACTTAATATAATAGCTCTACCACCAGTAGACAGTGTATATTGTGATGACAACCAAATTTCTTCAATACCGTCGATAAATGCAGCTTCGTCAATGATTAGTAAAGATAGTGCGGATGATCGACCAGCGGTACCAGCAGATGATACTGCTTTGATTTGCGATCCATTTTTTAGACGCAATGAAAGACGATTGTCTTCTACACAGGGAACTTTTAACCAAGATGGCAAGTTATCATTAGCAAATCTAACTTTGGTAACGATTTCTTTTGCGGTTTCTTGAGTAATACTAATACAAAGAATATTCTTATCGTTATGGAATGTCATTAACCACAAACTATAAGCTGCTGTAAGAGTACTAATACCCATCTGACGACTTTTTAATACAATATTAAGACTATTATCTACGAAGTCTGATAGAGTTGTCTCTTGAAAAGGAAACAATTCAAAGTTACAAGTACCACGAATAGGATGTTGGATCTTAACATACTTTTTCATAAAGTATATTGGATCCTCAATACACTTCTTATACTCTTGCTTTATTATTTCTCTTAGATTTGGCTGACTCATATTTCTCTTCGTATTCTTTTATTTTGACATTGAGTTCGTCTAAACGTTTATCGATGACATCTATATCTTTTATTAGATCTTCCAATATTTTGTTGTAATCTATGTTTCCGTCCCACTTTTCAAATGATCCGTCTTCCTCCAAGAACTCAACAGGTTTATCTTTATTTTCCTCACAAAACTTTTTACTTTCTTCAAACTTTTTCTTATAGTCTTCTAATATACCACGCTCATTTTTAAGATCTTGTAGTTCATTGTAAACTTCAAACATCCCTATTAATTTCAACTCAGTCTGAAAATTTGTAAAACAATCATAACAATATCCAGTCTTTGGCCAAACTCTATCATCCAAATAATTACCCCATCGAACATCCATATTACACTTTTTACAACGTTGTTCGTTGATAATGGTAGCACGCTTTGAAACTCTGCGTTTGCTTCCATTTTTCCAAACCCATTTTCTACCTTGTCCATCCTCCCATTCTTCACCTTCTTTGCGTTTATTATTCTCCAAATTGGCATCATAACCAACTTGTACGAATGGACGATTACCTTCTAGGTAATCTTTAACAATACCCAGATTACTTTTACCTGATGCTTTTTTCATAACAAATACGTATTTAATTTATTTCTTAAACTTACTGCCGAGACCTTTTATAATAAAACTTCCTGTAATTTTAAATGGATTACCATAAATACTTGAGTCTCTTACAACTATACCTTCGTGTTTTTCTAAGTCTCCAATTTCACTGGTAGCATTTTTTAATATTTCATCTCCCAATTTAATTGTGGTTAAATAAACAATAGTATCATTAACTATTTTATTTACATCTTGACCTGGAAAATCTTGACTGATATTCTTACTATCTACCGCTTTTAAAAATTGTTCACGGGTAATAAGAGGAGTTTTAAACTTTAATCCTTTTAACCAATCTTTCAAAGACTTAGTTACAGCTTCGCCAGTGGGATACAATGTAACTTGTTGCGTCAAAACGCTTGCTAGTTTTGGTTCTGATTTGAAAGTAGTGTCAATGCTACCCAATACCTTAAAACCACTCTTCATAGCAACCTTATTTAATTTGTTTATATAAGACTGCATTGCGGTTTTATCATATGGTATTTCAACAGCTTCTCTTGATTTAACACTTCCGTCTTTACCAAATGTTTTTGGTTTAATTTCTTTTAATCCGTGGATAGCTAAAAAGTTTCCAATTTCACCATATCCCAACACATTTGTTTGTCCCTCTACATATTCAATGTTGAATAGTATATTAGGATTATCTAGTAACCCAAGCGTTTTCAATTCGGATCTTGTGGATGGAATTGCAGCATCAAAAATATTGATAACTTTAGTACCTATATTAACAAATCCGTGACCGGTTCCAAATCTTGTCTCCAAATCTTCAGGTCTCATTCCTTTGATATCAAGTGGTTTTGCTGATCCACGATCCATTACAAATTGACCGTTTACCATACGGATACTTGCATTAACACCGTCAATCTTTACACTACCGGCGCCTTGCTTCAGAGACTTTACTGCTTTCGCAAATACATCTACCAATTTAGCGCCAGTATTTACAAAATCAAATGGATGTGCCATATGTCCACCTGCGCCGCCTTCTTGTATTACCTCACTTAAAATGTTATTTAGTCTTATCATATGGTTTTAAAAATGTTTTATCAAATACAGTAATTGCTTTTTTGTAAGAACTCTTAGTTTCGTCTAAACTATTATTAGTAA